GTTTCAACTAGATGTGGTTGTTGAAGGGAGTGTCACTTACGATTGTGAAGATGTTATTACAACAACAGCTACTCCAGAAATAGAGCTTGATGGAGCTTTAATGATTCATGGTACGGTTTCAGAATCTTATAAACATCGAGAAACCGGGAAAACGGCATTTATACGCTCAGAAATAGCAGGAGTGTTTCCGATTCAAACAGCACCTAACCCATTGAGTAGATTGGATAAGAGGTTGCCTGAAGGTAGTGATCCTATGAAACAGGGTTGTGAAAAGCACGGTAGACCTATTAAGCAGTTCAATAATCAAGATGTTAAAATTGTGTCTAACGATCTATATGGGATAATGTTAACTAATGTCAGGCCTTTACGTCAACCTGTTGGTAGATTATCTGAGACGATGGCTGTGTCTGGTGATGCTGTATTACCACATTATGAACCACTAGATTGGAATACATCGCCTGGCTATGGATACATTGATAGGAAAGGTAAAGGAAAAGCGTATTTGTTTGATCTTATTGAATTGCCTAATATGAAATTACTTGAAAATATTAAGGAACCATTGCGTACCATACTGAATGAGAAGGATGCTCTTAGAAAACGTGGTATTGTTCCATGTACCATATTTGTTGATTGTCTTAAGGATACTACTCTGCCTATTTCAAAATGTGGTATCCCTGGAAAAACACGTATCTTTTCTATAAGTCCAGTTGATTTCACAATTCAATTTCGTCAATATTATGGCGATTTCATAGCAGCATATACATCAGCGCGTTTTAATGCAGAACATGCCATTGGAATTAATGTTGATAGTGAGGAATGGTCCGAATTATATCATCGTATTGCTCTTAAAAGTACGAACTTTATTGCAGGGGATTATAGTAATTTTGGTCCTGGGTTATCATTACAACTAGCGAACGAGGTTATGGACATTATTATTCGTTGGTATTCATATTATGATTGCGATACGGAACACTTAAATTATATGCGTGTTCTTAAGCATGAAATTTTATGTTCAAAGCATTTGTGTTTAAATGTTTTGTATACAGTTTTTGGTGGTATTCCATCTGGCAGTCCCATAACTACACCCTTGAATTCGCTCGTTAATAGTTTATATTTGCGTATTATGTGGTTAGATATCATGCGTGATACTGCTTATTTTACTATGGAACAGTTTAACAAACATGTTGTTATTATAACATATGGCGACGATATGATAGGCTCCGTATCAGATGCTGTTAAAGATAAATATAATATGGTTACTTTAGCTGATGCTTTTTCTAAGTATGATATTATATTTACTGATGCAGCTAAAACAGGAGATATAACACCATTTGTGACTAGGGATAAATTATCTTTTCTCTCCAGATCTTTTATTCCTCATCCATCTAGGAGAGCTAAATATACAGCAGGTCTTAAAAAAATTAGTATTGAGTCTACGGCGAATTGGATAACTAAGAAAGGTTGTCATCGAGAGAGTAGTTTAACTAATTCTCGTATGTGTTTGGAAAATGCTTATGGTTGGGGCGAGGAATATTACGATTATATAGGTAATTTACTTCGCGAGGCGTGGGCGTCAAAAGGTGTTGTATTTAACTGTCCTTCCTGGTTTGAAAAAGACAGGAGAGTTTTCGAAAATAAAAGTGATTTTATAGAGAAATATGAATTATTACTCTATAATGAAAAATTTTAAATTTTAATAACTATTATTGGTATAGCTAGGTAATGGGTATTTTACTTTATTTTCAATTTCAAATTAATTATCTTTGTGCCCTTCATTTGATTGGAGCGGGATAAAATAGCTTCCTTTTATACTTTAGTATAATTGCTTTAAAACGGATAATTGATTTGTTATTGTTTTATTATTATTAATAAAATTA